ATTATTTCACGAGATCGTAGTTGAGAAATCACGCGATATCTATGAGTCACTACTAGAAGACGAAGCTGAAGTTGATGAAGCTGATGATGAAGAAGTAGATGAGTCAGACGAAGACCTAGACGAAGCTGATGATGAAGAAGTAGATGAGTCAGACGAAGACCTAGACGAAAACTTTAGCTTAGATACATTTGAAGTTGAAGCAGACGACGAGCCGTTTGGTGGCGACAAAACAGACGATTTAGCTAATGACTTAGGCATGGAGATGCCAGGTGAAGAAGGCGACGACGATATGGGCGATGCAGAAGATGATGCAGACGTTGAAGATCGTGTAGAAGACTTAGAAGATGCATTAGATGATCTAAAAGCTGAATTTGAAAAAATGATGGCCGGTGACGACGAAGGCGAAGACGATGGCGAAGAAGCTGACGACGATGCAGAAGACGACATGGACATGGATGCTGAAGAAGAGCCAGAAGAAGAAGCAATGGCTTTTGAAGCAGCAGACGAAGAAGTTGACGAATCAGACGAAGAAGTTGAAGAAGACACAACTGAAAAGTCAGCAAGCGAAACAATGCGTGAGTATGTTGAAAAAGTAACAGCTACAATGGGTGACAACGGTGTAAACGGTAAGTCAGCAGTAGCAAAGCCAAACAACATGGGTGGCACATCAGGTAACTTGAATCAAGCTGGCTCAGACGCTAGTTCAGAAACAGGCGCAGGCAAGAAAATTGCAGGCAGTGCTTTAAACGATCAAAACGCAAAAGACATTGGTACTGGTAACGTTAACGTTCCTGGTGGCAAGGCTGCAAAAGCAGGTAAAACTGTTCCTGCAGGGCATGGCGCAGAGAAAAAAGGCGCTGGCGAAACTGCTGACAAAGCAGCTGGTTCAACTCTAAACAAGTTAAGCAAGCGAGCTAAGTAAGCAAGGTTAAGGAAAACTAGATGATAAACCTACGAGAGCATTTGACATTCGACCAAGCTAATATAGTACTTGAGGGTGCCAACGAGGGGAAAGACCTTTATTTAAAAGGTATTATGATCCAAGGTGGCGTTCGCAATGCTAATCAGCGAGTGTATCCTGTAAGTGAAATAGGCAGGGCTGTCAAAACTCTCAATGATCAAATTACTGGAGGATACAGTGTTCTCGGAGAAGTAGATCATCCAGAAGGACTTAACATCAATATTGATCGTGTAAGCCATATGATCACGGAAACGTGGATGGAAGGTGATAACGGTTACGGCAAGTTGAAAATTTTACCAACACCGATGGGAAACCTAGTTAAAACGATGCTTGAAGCAGGCGTTAAACTAGGTGTCTCGTCACGTGGTAGCGGTAATGTAGCAGAAGACGGTAGCAATACCGTCTCTGACTTTGAAATAATCACTGTGGACGTTGTGGCTCAGCCTAGCGCCCCTGGTGCATATCCTACTCCAATTTATGAGACACTTATGAATGCACGAGGTGGAATGAAGGCATGGGAACTAGCACAGGCAACAAAGCACGACATAAAGGCACAAAAGTATCTTAAGGAATCACTAATCAGTATGATTAGTAAACTCCAATGAAACAGGAGAAAGAAATGATAGATGCACTAAAAACTCTATTTGAAAATGACGTTGTTTCAACTGAGATTAGAGATCAAATTGAAGAAGCTTGGGAATCAAAGATTCAGGAAAACAAAATGCAGGCAACTGCTGAGTTACGTGAAGAATTTGCTTCAAAGTATGAGCACGATAAGTCAACTATGGTTGAAGCTATCGACTCAATGCTATCTGAGCGTCTTGCTGAAGAGATTACAGAGTTTGTGGAAGACCGCAAGCAGCTCGCAGAAGCAAAAGCAAAATATGCTGTTGCAATGCGTGAAAATGCTAATCTACTGAAGGGTTTCGTCGCTGAGAACTTAGCAGGCGAAATTAAAGAATTAAGAGCAGACAAACTAGCAATGGCTGAATCATATGCCAAGTTAGAAGAGTTTGTTGTTGAATCTCTAGCAGGTGAAATTGCAGAATTTGCAGAAGATAAAAACGACTTAGCTGAAACCAAGGTACGCCTTGTACGTGAAGCTAAAACACACTTCGCAAAAGTTAAAACTAACTTTATCGAAAGAAGTGCTACAGCAGTATCTGAAATGGTTGGCAAATCACTTAAAGGTGAAATCCACGCATTGAAAGAAGATATTGACGCAGCACGAAGCAACGACTTCGGTCGTAAGATATTTGAAGCATTTGCTAATGAGTATACAACTTCACACTTGAATGAAAATTCAGAAGTTAGTAAGCTTATGGACGTATTAAATGTTAAAGATAAGCAATTAGTAGAAGCGAAAGCATTTGCTACTAAAGCAAAAACTCTTGCAGAATCAGTTAGTAAAGATAAGTCTAGACTTATTGAATCAGCAAAGAGAACAAAAATTATGAGCTCATTGATTTCGCCACTAGGCAAAGATCAGCGTGAGATTATGACAGACTTACTGGAATCAGTACAAACCGATAGACTTCAAAAATCTTTTGACAAGTACTTACCATCAGTTATTGACGGAAATACTCCAGCAAAGCGTAAGGCACCCCTTACAGAAGGCAAAGAAATCACAGGCAACCGTACGGAACAACCAAAAATGACAACTAAAGCAGACGAATCTAATGTATTAGACATACGTCGTCTTGCTGGATTAAATTAAGGAGATAATGATGTCAGAACTATTAGAATCACGCTGGGTAGACACCAAAAACGCACTTCTTGAAGGCCTGCAAGGCAACAAGAAAAGCGTAATGGCTGCTACACTAGAAAATACTCGCAGATATTTGTCTGAGAGTGCAACAGCTGGCGCAACATCTGCAGGTAACGTAGCTACACTTAACCGTGTAATCCTACCAGTTATCCGTCGTGTAATGCCTACTGTTATTGCTAACGAACTAGTTGGCGTACAGCCAATGACTGGACCAGTTGGTCAAATTCACACATTACGTGTACGTTATTCAGAAACAACGAATGACGCATCAGCAGGTAACACTGATACTACAGCAGGCGAAGAAGCTCTAAGCCCATTCAAAATTGCTGAAGCATATTCCGGTGACCTAGCTAATGCTAAAGCTGCAAGTACTGCTGCTTTAGAAGGTGCTGCTGGACGTAAAATGTCAATTCAAATCTTGAAGCAGACAGTAGAAGCTAAGACACGTAAATTGTCAGCTCGCTGGACGTTTGAAGCTGCACAAGACGCACAGTCTATGCATGGTATTGATGTTGAAGCTGAAATCATGGCAGCTCTTGCACAAGAGATTACTGCTGAGATCGACCAAGAAGTAATTGGTTCACTAGTAACTTTGAGTGGCACTGCTGCACAAACTTACAACCAAACTACTGTAAGTGGTACAGCTACTTTCGTAGGTGACGAGCATGCTGCACTAGCTGTTCAAATCAACCGCGTAAGTAACTTGATTGCACAGCGTACACGTAGAGGCGCAGGTAACTGGGCAGTGGTATCACCATTTGCACTAACTATCCTACAGTCTGCTACAACTTCAGCGTTCGCAAGAACAACTGAAGGTACATTTGAAGCTCCAACTAACACTAAGATGGTTGGTACTTTGAACAATGCAATGAAAGTATATGTTAACACATATGCAGCTGATACAGCACCAGTGCTTATCGGATACAAAGGCGCAAGTGAGTCGGACGCAGCAGCGTTCTATTGCCCATATATCCCACTAATGAGCTCAGGCGTTGTACTTGATCCAGGTACGTTCGAACCAACAGTATCATTCATGACACGTTATGGATATGTTGAGTTGAACAACACTGCTTCATCGCTTGGTAATGCAGCTGATTACTTAGGTAACGTTGCTATTGCTGCTGGTGTAACTTTCCAGTAAAGTTTTACTAACACAGTGAAATTAAAAGGGCTCCTACGGGGGCCCTTTTTTATGGATAAATACAGGGTATGAAAAATATCCTACTATTCTTATCTCTAATATTTCTATGTGCATGCGACTACAGTGTCGAGTCAGCAAACGCTCACAGTAATCCTGCACTAACTGCATCACAATACATTAACTATTCAGAAAATACACACAGATCTGAACTTGCAGCGTATATAGGAGTTGATCCTAAACGTACAGAATGGTGCGCTGCTTTTGTTAATGCTGTATTAACCGAAAGTGGAATACCTAACAATATTTTACACAAATACCCTTATGCTGCAAGAAGCTTTTTAGAATGGGGAGTAGCAGTTAAAGAACCTACACCTGGCGACCTTA